CGTGATTACACACCTGATGAGTATTCATATGAGCCAGTAGATGGCCCACCTCGTGCGAAGCGTTCGGACTATGACATAGTTGAAGTTATTCCTGTGTCTGATCCTAATGCTGCAACCATGGCGCAAAAGGTCACTCAGTATCAAGCTGTACTTCAGATGGCGGCGCAAGCTCCTCAGTTGTATGACTTGCCATACTTACACCGACAAATGCTTGAAGTATTGGGGATTAAAAATGCGCAGAAACTTGTACCGATGGAAGATGACCAGAAACCTCGCGACCCAGTCTCGGAAAACATGGACATTCTTAGAGGCAAACCGGTCAAAGCCTTCATCTATCAAGACCATCAAGCACACATTACGGTTCACATGTCCGCAATGGAAGATCCAAAATTAATGGCTCTAGTTGCTCAGAGTCCTATGGCAAAACAAATGGGTGCAGCACTAGCCGCGCACATACAAGACCATTTAGCTTTTGAATATCGCAAACAGATTGAAGAAGCTGCGGGCGTTCCATACCCCGCTCCAAACGCAGAGATGGACGAGAATACAGAGACAGAAATCTCACGACTCGCTGCCGCCGCTGCGCAACAAGTTCTGCAAAAGAACAAATCTCAAGTTGCTCAAGAGCAAGCACAACAAGCTGCTCAAGATCCTATCGTTCAGATGCAACAACAAGAGTTGCAAATCAAACAACAAGAAGCTCAAACGAAACAACAGAAAGTCGCTCTGGATGCGGCAGAAAAAATGGATCGTTTGGAACTCGAAAAAGAACGTATCGCCGCGCAAGAACGTATCGCTGGACTACAGGTTGGCGCCAAGATTGCTACAGACAAAGCCAACTTATCTGCTAAACAACAAGAAGCAGGTCTACGCATCGGTGTAGATATAGCCAGAGAAACAGCGCAAATGGATCAGCAAGAGCGGTTACAGAATCAACAACAACCAAGAAAGGAGAATGAGTGAGTTCAGATCTTCTCAAATACCTCGCAATGCGGGTAGATGGGGAACTTAAAGCAATTGAGCAGGATTTAGTGCTAGGGAAGTCTAAGGATTTTGCCGCATATCAACATTCGTGCGGGATTTATAGAGGACTTTTAATAGCTGAAAATATTTTAACTGAAACATCAGAAAGGATGGAAAACGACGATGAGTGAACTTCTTATCGGCACGAACCCCGATAATCCAGAAGAAGCGACAACATTACCTGATACTGCTGAGCGTAAAGCTAAGCAACTACCAGAACCCTCTGGTTATCGCATTTTGTGCGCAATCCCCGATATAGAAAACGAGTATGAAAGTGGCATCGCTAAGGCAGACGTAACTGTCCACAACGAAGAGCTACTTACTACCGTTCTATTTGTTATGAAAATGGGGCCGGATTGTTATAAAGACAAAGACCGGTTTCCTAGTGGAGCTTGGTGCCAAGAAGGAGACTTTGTGCTCGTTCGACCTCACTCAGGCACACGTATAAAGATTCATAACAAAGAATTTCGGATTATTAATGACGACAGTGTCGAAGGGGTTGTAGAAGATCCTCGCGGCATTTCTCGTAGTTAAAGGAGAGGGTTATGGCAGAAGCTGAGAAAAAACAAGAGGTAGAAAAAGACGAAGTAGATTTCGAAATTGAGGGTGATGAAGTAGAACTCAAAGTTGAAGATGATACTCCTGAAGAAGACCGTAATCGGTCTCCAATGCCTAAAGAAATAGTTGAAGAGTTAGAGAACGACGAACTAGATAACTATTCTGATGGTGTAAAAGAACGTCTTAAGCAGATGAAAAAGGTTTGGCATGATGAACGCCGGGCTAAAGAGTCTGCTATGCGTGAGCAACAACAAGCCTTGGATATGGCTAAAAAAGCTATGGAGGAAAACAAACGCCTCCGAGCTGAAGCTGAAAAAGGCCGTGAAACATACATTGATACTGCAAGACAGTCATTAGAGTATGAGATGGAAATGGCAAAACGAGCCTACAAAGAGGCTTATGAATCAGGTGATACTGATTCTATTGTTGAAGCTCAAAGTAAACTTTCTGACGTAAATTGGAAGCGACAACAACTTTCAAGTTATCAAAAACCTAGACAAACTGAAGAAAATAGTGTAAACACTCAATCAACTGAACCGCAAAGACCTCAGTTAGACGCTAAAACCATGGCGTGGCAAGAACGCAATACGTGGTATGGCTCTGATCCTGAGATGACTAGCTCGGCACTTGGATTACATCAAAAACTAATACAGACAAAGGGTGAAGCATATGTCGGTACAGATGAATACTGGGCGGACGTTGACAAAACAATGCGCCGTCGTTTCCCTGAATATTTTGGGGAAGAAGAATCTACGGATGGGGGCGGCAAGCCTGTCCGAGCAGAGAACAAACCCGCCACTGTGGTTGCTCCGGCATCCCGAAGTACGTCCTCCAAACGGGTTGTACTAAAGCAGTCTCAGGTTGCTCTAGCTAAAAAACTTGGCTTAACACCTGAACAATACGCTAAAGAGATGAAAAGATTGGAGAATCAAAATGGCTAATACTAGACTTGCACGCGAATTAGAATCCAGAGATAAACAGGAACGACCAAAAACTTGGCAACGGCCTGAAACACTTCCAGAACCCAATAGGGAACCTGGATATACTTATCGATGGGTTAGAGTGGCTATGTTAGGACAAGCGGATGCCCGCAATGTCTCGTCCAAAATGCGAGAAGGTTGGGAACCCGTTAAAGCTGACGAGCAGCCACATCTACAAATGCTTGTTGACCCCAACAGTCGTTTCAAAGACAACATTGAGGTTGCGGGTTTGTTGCTCTGCAAGATGCCTGACGAGATGGCTAAACAGCGTAATGAATATTACGCACAACAAAGTCACGCTCAGATTGAATCTGTAGACAACAACTTTATGAGAGAGAATGACCAAAGAATGCCTTTGTTTTCGGACAAGCGTTCAACTACGTCATTCGGTAAAGGTAAATAATTTTTTGATGAGGTTATAAAATGGCTTATCCTACTGTAAGCGGGCCTTACGGCCTAATTCCGGTAAAGTTGCTAAGCGGCTCACCTTTCGTAGGTGTAACTCGTCACATGAAGATTGCAAGTAACTACGGTACTTCGATTTTCTACGGCGATGCTGTTAAGCTCGTTACCGGTGGTACTGTTGAGCGTGATACGTTTGACGCCGCTATGACACCTGTTGGTGTTTTCCTTGGTTGCACATATACTGATCCTAATCTTGGTTACAAGCTCTTTAGTCAGTCATATCCTGCAAACACTGTAGCTAGCGATATTGAAGCATACGTCGTTGACGCTACAGACGTTCTATTTAAAGTTGCTGTTGTGTCTTCTGGCACAACAATTGGTGACCTTGCTCAAACCGATATCGGTGCTAACGTAGCAGGTGTTGACAATACTGGCGATTCTGCTTCAGGCAATTCACGTTGCGCGATTTCAGACACGTCAGCTACAACTAACACCCTTCCATTCCGAATTATTGGATTGGTTGAGGAAACTAAAAACACCTCTGGTGGTTATACAGAAGCCTACGTGAAGTGGAACGCAGGTCATCAGTATGACAACACCACAGGCGTATAAGGAGAATCTTAAATGGCTATTTCACGCGCCCAACTACTTAAAGAACTCCTTCCTGGTCTTAACGCCCTTTTCGGTATGGAATACAGCCGATATGGTGAAGAGCATAAGGAGATTTTCGAAACAGAATCATCCGAGCGTTCGTTTGAAGAAGAAACCAAGCTATCAGGGTTCTCCGCTGCTCCAGTGAAGAACGAAGGTAGTGCGATTGAGTACGATAACGGACAAGAGGCTTGGACGGCTCGATACAACCACGAAACCATCGCTCTTGGCTTCTCTCTTACAGAAGAGGCTATTGAGGATAACTTGTATGACTCATTGTCAGCTCGTTATACAAAGGCTTTGGCTCGTGCTATGTCTTACACAAAGCAGACGAAAGCTGCTTCTGTGCTCAATAATGGCTTTACTGCTGGTTACACAGGTGGTGACGGAAAAGTGCTTTTTGCTACTGACCACCCACTAGTATCTGGCGGTTCAAACAGCAATACGCCAGCTGTTCAGGCTGACCTTAACGAGACTTCTCTAGAGGCAGCTGTTATTCAGATCGCTGGATGGACAGACGAGCGTGGTCTTTTGATCGCTGCTAAGCCACGTAAACTCATTGTTCCACCAAACCTCATGTTTGTTGCGACTCGACTCCTTGAGACCGAGAAGCGCGTGGGTACGGCAGACAATGATATCAACGCAATCATGAGCAACGGTTCTATTCCTGAGGGTTACGCAGTTAACCACTTCTTGACAGATACCGACGCTTGGTTCCTTACAACTGATGTACCTAACGGTCTTAAGCACTTTGTCCGTGCGCCTTTGGCGAACTCTATGGACGGAGACTTTGACACAGGTAATGTCCGTTATAAGGCTCGTGAACGATACTCTTTCGGTTGGTCTGATCCACTCGGAATCTTCGGCTCACAAGGCGCCTAATAGAGAGGGGGGTTACAAGCCCCCCTTTTTTAATTTATACTGTACGTACTAGGATGATATCTATACCGACTGACCTAGCAG